GGAGCCGCCTTGCGTTGACGCCGACTCTTTAGTTAAAACGCGTTTCATCCATTGCATAGCTAATCGTGCATCGCCAAGGTCTTTAGGGTTAGGAAATAGCTGACCTAAATCGCCTTTTTTGTTCATCGTTGCTAAAGCCTTATCAATAGCAAATTCCGGCTCTAATGCTGATGCACCAGACGCGCCTCTACGACCAGCCGACAATACGTCTTCTAACTGTGAGCGGCGTATTGTATTTAACACTTCAGTTACCTGTGCATTAGGATGCGCTTGCATAACGTCAATTAATATCTGACGTTGAGAATCAGGCAAAGTTTTTAGTTTTTGCATGATTGTTTCAGGCACTAATTCACTAACATTTTGTACATCAAATGCTTTAGTTAACGGGCGGTTTGAAAACTCTTCAATCTGCTGTATGTTTTGCGCAAACTTATCGCGAGCGTCTTTTAGTTTATCTGCGCCAGGTACTTTATTAGTGATAGCGTCGTCTAATGATTGACGAAAACCTTTAAGAACTGTTAGCGCTATACCTTTAGCTTGGCCAGGCGCTACTCCGTCAAAAATATTGCCCTTACCAAAATCGGCGGCGCCAGAATAAGCAGCATCGCCCCAAGCAGCCAGATTTTTTTGTAGACGACCAATATCTATACTAGCAGCGCCCGCAGGATTTCCTTGCGGGTCTAATAGTGTGTATTCATCACGTATGCGCTGTAGCGATCCACGTAAGTTAGCTAATCCAGGCGCTTCAGGCGGCAAACCAGACAATTGTGCATCAACACTTGCAAGAACTGGTGATGTATCTACTGAACCGCCCGCACGTTTAGCCGCGTTAAAATCTTTACTGGCGTCTGAACGTAATTGCGATGACAGTGATTTACCATAGTTTTTAAACGCATCAACAACAGCAGTAGTAGTTTCACCTGGAGTTAAGGTTTTACCCGCGGCGCGATCAAATAATCTAGTTAAAAACCCTTCAACATCTCTTGCTTGCGCACGTCTAAAAGGTATAGCGCCAGATTCTGGCGACGCTTCTACGCGTGCTTCGGTAGCCAATTGTTGACGTAGTAACGTAGCCTCACCTGGCGTTAGGCGACCAACGCGCAATAGCTCATCTATTTGAGCTGGTGATGGAAACGTACCTTCAGGGCGGGTGATGCGTTGTTCAGCTACTTTTGCGCCAAGTTTTGTACCGTAAGGCAGCATTTGAATAGCAAGTTGCGCCAACGGGCTATCGGGCGCGACACTTCGGCTTATTAAACCGGTTGTACCTGCAACAGTACCCTCCGCAACAACGCCTGGAATAGTTTGTTTAAATAAACCAGGCACGCCCAACGCGGTAATCGCCGCCGCAGGAGCGCCCGTTTCACCAAACTCATACGCGCCGCGATAACCTGGGATAGTTAGAATATCTATGCCAGTTTTGTCTTTAATACCTTTTGCAATTCCAGCGGTAGAAAAACGGCTTGGGTCTTTGCTTTCTTTAAGGTAGTCGTACAAATTACCCCAACCACCAAGTACACTGGCTATACCCTTACCTGCGCCTTTTGTAAGCGACTCTGCAAACTTAGAAAACTCACCTCTAGTTGGAGTACCGCTATCCATAACTGATTCAGTATCGACAGTTTCGCCACGGCGACGTAACTCTTCGTATAACTCTGCCATTTCAGCCATAATTATTTCCTTTGCGCTTTTTTACGTGCTATTTCAGCTTTTATTTCTTCAGTAGTCATAGCCGCTACGCCAGTTTTAGGCGCGTTTATTAGCGGTATTTTTGGCTTATAGCCTTTAAGACCGTCATTTGCCCTAGCGTAATCTTCTAATTCCGTAGCTGCGTCAATAATAAATTGATTTTTCTTTTGCATAAAATCAATTAATTGGCGGCGCGCTAACGGGCTATTTTCAAGACTTGGCACTAAACCTTCGATAAACTTACGATCTTCGTTAGAGAATCCAGCACCTAAACGACCACCAAGCGTCGCTAAAATAAGATCGCCAGCTTTTTTTTGATAGTTTTCTGAGTTAGCTAAAGTTTCCTTATCTTTAGGACTTATAAGCCCTAATGTATTTAATAGATTAGAAGCGCCTACTCGTCCTTTAGCATAAGTTCCGTCAATAAGCCCTTGATCGTTTAATCTAGCTAATTCATTTAATGTGTTAAGCGCCGCTATAGAGTTATCTCTAAGGCCTCTAGCATCAGCAACATCTTTTGCGTCCAATGCGCCTAACTTTTCAGTGAATGCTTTTGCCCCTGCTGAACTAGCGGTAGCCGAAACTTTAGCCGTAGTACGGTCTACGCCGCCAATATAGTCTTGACGTATCTGTTTACCGTTGGCGTCTTTTGTATAGATAAACTGTCTGTCGTTATTTACATCCAAATACACAGGCGCGTTTGATCCAGTAGCAACACCAATTTCTTTAATGTTTGCTTTTTCTCCTGGTGCTTCTTTAGAAGTTAAACGAAGCAACTCAACGTCCATAAACTTATTGTACGGTTCTGTACCTGGTTGCAAACCTTGAGCAGCAGCGCGGCGTTCGGCAATAACTATGTCTTTATCAGAAGCTCCTGCTTTTGTATTTATTGGCAAACCCGCTAAAGTATCGTCGATTAAGGCTAGGGCTTGTGCTTTCTCAGGTGAATCAGGCAGTTGCGATATTTGCCTTTTGCGATTTAAAAAATCAGCGCGCGTTTGAGCAACCTGCACTTCTTTAGGTATCGCAGCCGCTTTGCCTTCGCGCATTTTTTGCTGAACAGTTGCCATATCAACTTGCGCTTTACGAGCATAGTCAGATAGCGTCAATGCAAACTGTTGATCGCCCATTTGGCCAGCTTTCTGAGCTGCGCGGAGTATAGACTCAGGATCAGCAGGATCAATTTCCTGAGACAACATCTGACGCTGCGAAATCATACGCAGTTGAGGGTCTTCACCACCCAATAGACGAGCGCCAGCACCGGCCAATTGGCCAGCACCCTGATAGATTCCATAGCTAGCTTTCTCAAATGGACTAAGTTGAGCAAACTGAAGCGCACGATTTTGCTGCGCTTGTTGCTGCCTCATTTGATAGTCTTCTGGCGATGTAAACAGCCCTAAAATTTCGCTTGCCATGATTAATACTCCTTAATACTAAACTGATCCAAGGTCTTGAAATGAATTCCAGCTACTAGCGTCGCTAGTTCGTGGAGCGCCGCTATAGTTTCCTCTATTACCAAATAATCGTTCAAATTGTTGATCTTGTCGTTGTTGGTTTTGATAGGCTTGCAAACTATTAGCGCCGCCCATTAACGCAGTACCAAATGGGCTATAGGAATTAGCTTGTTGCATGGATTGCGCAGCCCCCATTCCGCCCGTTAATAATGCTTGAGCGCCTGATGGGTTGGTATTTCTACCGCCAAGATTCACACCCAAATTAAATGGTTGTTGGCCAAATTCTTCCAAAGTACCGACGCCGCCAAGGTACGTTGTAAATGGGGACAGAGCGCCAATTTGCCCCTGTTGATATCGGCCTAACAATCCAGCGCCTTCACCAAACAATCCTGTGCCAAACGCCAACTGTTGCTGACCAGCTTGTTGTGCTTGGCCAGCTAATGCAGCGTCTTGTTGAGCCAATGCGTTGTAGTAAGCCTCTAATTCAGGATTACTTGCACCAAGACCAGCACCACCGCCTGGGCGCTCGCCAGTTGCACCAACAGCCAAACCGCCGCGACCAGTTTGGAATAATTGGTTTTGTAGCTGCGCATATTGGCGCTCACGACTAGGAGCCAATAAATCCTGTTGACGTTGCATGTACTGCGCTGCAACATCTTCAGGAGATTGCGCCAAGTATTGCTCGCCCAAATTAAACAGGCTAGTTGCTGCGCCAGTTAATGGTTGATATTGCCCTCTGGCAGCTTCGGCGTCTGTTAGTGCTTGGTCGCTAAGACCCATTAAGCGATCTTGATACGCTTTTAGCTCTGGACTAACCGTATAACCAGCGGAGCTTAGTCGGCCAGTAGTTGGGTCCATTGCGAATTGACTAGACCCGAAACGGGTTGTCATTCCAATAGGGCGAAAGCGCGCCTCTTCAGCGGCTATTTGCGCTGCTCGCGTTTGAGCATCCGCTGATGTTTTTGCGGCGCCTTTTGCAGCATTACCTTGCAGTAGCCCGCCAGCCAGCATCGCACCACCAATAATCCACGGCATACTATTCCCCTCTAATTAAAATCTCATCCACTTTTGATGAGTCTTTCTCATCCGTCGCGTGGATACAAAACCAGACACAATCACTCATGGCCTTAATACCATGAATCACGTTTGCTTTAATCTCAATACACGCTGGCGCGTCAATTATCTCAATAACGTCGCCCTTCATAACTGCAACACGACCTTTGGCCAAAATAGATAAATGGCTAAAGTTGTGCGTGTGCTTCATGATAGCTGTGCCAGAAGGAACAAACGATTCCTTGGCATACAAGCCATCTGAAAAGTGGTGAGTAATCTCACCGCCTAAATCTTCAAGTACGGCGCTCATAGATTACTCATAAAGAATGTTGATTGTGCCAGCGTCAAATGAATCAATTCCAGTTGTGGTTCCATTTCCAGTGGTAATACGAACTCTATCTAGTGTTCCAGACAAAGCAATTGTAGTAGTGCCTAATACTACTATCCCACTATTTGATAGTGTCCCAACAACTTCACCAACCCATGTATTGCTTGTTATATTTGTAAATTTACAAATTGCATGATAAACGTAAGCAGCAGCATTTTGGTTTCCTATGCCTAGTCCTTGGGTTACTAAAGTTGGTGCTGGGCTGTTAGCCCATAAATCAGCAGACCCTAAATATCCAGTTGCAACTATTCCTGATGATGTGCCTAATTCAGCTAAAAGGCGGTTTGTTCCATTTGTGGATACCCCAGATAGCATAATAGTGATTCTTTTAACCCACGACGGTATACCAGTAAAATCAACATTTGTACTAGACGCAGATTTAGCGGTATCAGAAGTTAGCCCGTTAATAGTTACATCACCAGAACTTCCATTAACTGTAATTACACCTGTATTAGCAATAGTTGGATCGCCTGATGCGCCAGTTCCATTTGTAACTGAAATGCCTGTGCCAGCCGTAATAGTTCTAGCTGTCAATGTATTGGCCGCTGTTCTAGCAGCAATACCATTGGCCGCTGTATCAGCAACAGTACCTAAATTTGCTCTAGCATTAGCCGCTGTTGATGCTCCTGTACCGCCGTCAGCAACGGTTATATCGGTAATGCCAGTAACTGAACCACCAGTAATTGCGGCTCCCGCTGTGGATACCGTTGTAGCTGAAATAGTTGCTGCGGTTACCGTACCGCTAAACGATGGACTAGCTGAATCAGCTTTCGTCGCAATCGCTGTGGCGATATTATTAAACTCGGTATCAATCTCCGTACCCTTAACAATCTTGGCCGCATTGCCAGAGGCTAACGAATCCTTAGATGCAAAATCGGTTGATTTGGTATAGTCAGACATGTGCCGCCCCTTAACTTATACGGCCACGCTTGGCCAAAATTTCAATCTTTTGAATAGATAATTCAAATCCATTTACTTCGGCCTCATAGCCTGTTTGAACAACTTTACCCGAACCAGTAGCTTGCGCACTTAACGTTTGAATCGTAATACCACCAGCATAATACGCAATCGGATCGCCAGCTATATGAGGGGGGCTAAGGTCAGGGTTATCCTCACCATACTCAGCAACGCCATATTCAGAAACGCCTTGTGTTGGAATGGCCACGTTTTCTGATAGATAACCTTCAGTAAAATCATATCCCCATTTAATGGTAACCACTTGATCTGTTCCACCAATCGCGGCAATCGATATACGCTTAATAATTGATGTAACAGATATATCACCTAAATCAGCATGATTAGTGTAATAAAACATTCGGTACGGGGCTGCATCATCAAGATAGCCTGTGTATTTACCGACATAGCCCTTCTTACCGATTAATAAATCACCATTACGCAATGCAAATAGTGCTGTTGGTTCAATCTGAGTCCATGTTGTTACCCTGGACGAACCATCTTGCATTACATTGCGTGTGTCAAACACATACGCTTGTTTTGCTGTCGGAAACGTCAGCAGATAAAACGCATCAACTTCCGAATACACTGCTTTAATATTTGCCGGTGTTTCACCACCCACCAATTGCATCAAGTCATTACGAACATTCTTGCTCAAGTCACGAAATGGCGCTGATTTTTCTTGAATTGTTCTAAGCACTGAGCGCACGCCGCTGTTGGATAAAAACACAACGTCGGTATTCGTGCTTTGAATCGAATCGCGCCATTGGCAACCAATACCCACCACCGTGTCATACAACGACATCGTGCTAGGCGCTGTTGCTCCTTGATAGACCAAAATCTGGCGCTTACCAAAGATAAACAGAAAACCGTTATGAGCAGCTAGACCAGTAATCTCATCCGCACCATTAGCCCATACGTTATTCACATTTAACGTGCCTGATGTGCCGCCAGTGTAGACATGGCCAGCAATCAAATCAGAGAATGTAAGCGTTGTTTTATTCGTTGTTGTGTTAGCTATCCACAAACGACCATACGCTGAAATACAGATATTGCCTGATGGCACTGTACCGGCATAACCAGTTTTCTCACTTACCCGACGGTACGTTGTTGTGCTAACCGCTGGGTCATAGATTAGCGGGTCATGTGCTGACTGAAAAAAATACGTTATTCCATTAAGACTAGCGCAATGCCAATTATTGGCCGTAATGGTCGGCGCTGTGCCACCACCACCGTAGGTTAGTTCGGTAGCTGTTGAACCACTTAATTTGAATAACTTATTGTTTCCAGCAAATAAAGTCGTTACCGACCCATCGGTTTGCACCAACTCATGAATGACGCCGACATCATTAGCGCCAAGATTGCCCGAAGAACTGTTTTGTTTTGTCCAACCCTTACGTGCGCCAATCCGACCATATTGGTCAAGGATACAATTAGTCGCAGTCAATGCAAAACCAGCCGCCAAATCAAGCGGGCTATCTTGCGTATTCAGGCCAAAAAACCCTGGTGCGCTAATACTAAACCGTTCAAGTTGCTGGCTCATGTCGAGACAAACTCCTGCGTTTCAGGGAAACGTGTCGCTTCCAAAGAAATATAGTCAGACAGCATAGAACGATAAAGGTTGTATGCCTCGGATGATGACAAGCCACCATCTTCGCCGCGCTCAACTAATGCTCTGGCATACGCATTTTGTTCAACCAAAGTATCGGGCACTAAAACCAATGTGTTGTCTGAAGCCAGCGTCGCTTGTGGAATTGTCAGAAAAAACTTAATGGTATAGACGCCATTAGGGCGGCCATAAAATTGAACTTGAGCATCGCCGCTACCATCAACACCCTCAAAACAATACTGAGCTGGGATGTTGGTGACAATCGGCGTGAAGTTTTGCTTTTGGCGCATGTCAGCCACGCTGATATTTCGCATGACAACATTGCTAGTGGTATTTAACGGATCACTGGATACACGGAATTTTTGACCTGCGCCGGTCAATGAGTAGACATACGTGCCCGATGCGGTGGTAACCGTTAATTCTTGGCCAAGAACATTCCAATCGTAGGAATCTTCAACTTGGCGCTTGGCGTCGTTGACAATTTTGCCAATCAACGCCGAATAGGAATTCAGAGCGACAGTTGATACTGTCGGCTCACGTAGTCGTGTCAATACCGCATTTACTAATTCAAGATAGGTCATTCGCTTCCCCGCAAACCTTACACAGAGCCAGCTTTTGCCTATCCCCTTGGGAAGAAGCCTTCGCCCCTATTATAGAGAAAATTACATCTTCTTAGGATTTTTTGCTGTCTTAGCCGATTGTTTAAACGCCATTTCAGTTGGAGCGCCTTTGCTTCCGGCCTTGCGCATCTTTTCGCCTGACCCAGCTTTGATTCTGGCTTGCTTGGCGTTGATGTTGCTGTATAGGCCGGTCTTCATTTCTTAGCCTTGTTCTTGGCTGTGCGCATACCACGCTGGGGCATTTTGGCCTCGCTCATAGCGATGGCAACCGCTTGTTTGCGGCTTTTAACGACAGGGCCACCCTTACCTGAATGGAGAGTGCCAGCCTTGTATTCACCCATTACTTTGCCAACTTTTTTAGCCCCGTACATTATGCTTTCTCCTTAGTAATAGGCCCGCCAGATTTCCACGCATCGCATGTGCGAGCCGCCGCACAAGTGAACTGGAACAAATCGCAGTAGCCTAAATCAGCCGCCGCTACGAATTCCTTGTCATACGACAATTCGTTTTCGTTTTCGTCCTTCTCCAGACCGCCGACAATGCACTCCATCATCTTAGGTGTCTGGATAAAGGCTGCGCAATTGCCGCACAGCATGCCTTTAATGGCAGACGTTGGCGCGTTGTACATCGTGGCCTTTTTCATCCAAAAGGCAGTATTTGCCTCGTCTGGATTAGGTGGGCCGTAGCCGTATTCTTTGAACGCATGGTTGCGGTTTTTCAGATTAACCGAAACATCTTGCGTTGCTATTGGGCAGGTTTTGCCTGTTAATAGACCCTCTTTCATTTGAAAAAGACCCGATCTAGAACAAATGCACAAATGCCACTAATGGCTGACGCGATGGCCATACCGACCCAAAAGCCGCCCTTAGACTTATTGGCCATTGCCAATAGCTTTTTGACGTCATCACGCAGGGCGGTGACTTCAACCTGAAGCACCTCAACCTGCGCCTCTAGTTTGCCAAATTCACGCAAATCAATGTCCGGCATGGTCTATTTTCCTTGGCCTTCCAGGCCGTTTCTCTGCCTCTGGAGGCTGCATAATCACTAAATGTTCGTCATTGTCGCCTGAATTCTCAAGCGCATCAATACGCACATAGCCAGCATGACCCTTCATGCTATCAATGTCATGCTGTTGCATAAATTCAACAGTTTGACCGCTTTGCAAGCATTTAAAAATAGCCATAAAGTCCTTATGCGTAAATCGGAATGTAACCGGCAGCGCTTACCTGCCAAGCATCGGTAGCTGAAGCATCTTCGTAGGCTGGGATGTAATCCAACCAGGCTTGTCTACCAGTAATTGACCCAAGCTCATTGACATACATATTGCCATCATATGAGTTCAAAATACCTTGTGTTTCTGACGTTTTAACAGGGATGTAGTCAATCCAGCGCGTTAATCCGGTCAACGACGATAACTTAAAAATGACCATTTGCCGGTAGCCATTGCCGCCCAATGTCGATGGAAAGGTTTGCGGAACCATAGTGCCCCCCTATTAAAATCAGGGGCCGAAGCCCCTGACTATTACGCCAATGAACGTGCTACAACGATGCGCAATGTTGACGCACCTAAATCGACAGTTGCTTCCGATTCATTTTGGATACGGAATTTAACGGTATTGGCTGCACTGACATAGCCAGTTACAGTCAAGCCCACCAAATCCACGCCCAATGATGCGCCGATAACCATATCGCCCAAAGCAACGCCTGGGACGGTTACGTCATCGGTTTCGCCAGCGCCATTAACTAGCGATCCAGCGTCAAGTGTGGCAGTGACTAGCCACGTATCAGAAAACAGGCCACGAAACGAATCGTTACCTGCACGAACGGTTACTGCTGATGCTGTTGCCATAGTAGTTCTCCCAATTAGGTTAAAAACCCCCGCCCGAAGGCGGGGTGTTTAATTAGGCAGGTACGGCCAAGGCAAATGCCGAGGATGACAGGGCTGCGCCAACAGTTGCCGCAGTACGCATAGCTTTCACACCGTAGATTGTGTCAGCAGTGAACAGGGTACCAAGGTATTCCTGCTTGTACTGAGTCTGCGAACGAACGCTCAACTGCTCAACCAAAACCATTGCATCGCGATGACCCATCAAGCAAATACGGTCAGCGCCAGAGTTACCAGCGCCAGTATCAGCGTTTGACGAAACAAACACAGGGATACCGTACAGATTGCCGATTTCGCCGTTGCGGATTGCATTGCCATCACCGACGAACGCTTGCTCAGTGTAACGAGCCAGACCCATCAATGTATTGCGGCTTGATGGTGGGATAACAAAGAAACGGCCATCCATTGGTGTGTCGTTGTCATCCAAACGCTGGATTGTGCGACGGATAGCAGCGTCAGTCAGAGCGGCTGCATTTGACGATGTTGAGTTGTATGCAGTTGTACCGTTTGAGCCGATAAAGGCTTTAGTGGTGGTGTTGCTAGTTGCATAGTCATCGGTGCCAACTGTTGCGCCGTTAAATGCACGACCCAATTGAACCAAGTCGGTATCAACGCGACGAGCCAAAGCATAGCCAGCATCAGCAGTGTAGAACTGACGCATTGAGTTCAGAGCTTGGATTTCAGCGATGTCCTCGATCAAACGGCTATATTCATAGTGCTTGTCGATGGATACTTGTACTTCGGTGTTGCTAGCAGCGATCAAAGTCACTGCATCAGTTGCTGCTTTAGCGTTAGCCGTGCCGCGAGTTGGCGCTGGGATGTGGATCACATCGCCTTTTTTGCCACGGAAGTTCATCTTCATGACCAGATTGGCCAGAACAAGATTCTTCTTGTAAGCGGCAACAATCTCATCACTCCAAATCTCTGGAACGAAGGTCGCTGCGCTCGATACGGTTACGCTATTGGTTGGGGAAAATGCTGCATTTGCCATGTTATTGCTCCTAGATCAAAAGTTTTTACTTGACCCGACCCTCTTGATACGCCGCCATAATCTCATCAGATAATGCGTCATATCGGGCTGGATCATTCATTTTTAGCCGAATTAGGTCAGCACGGCGGTAAACTCGCTTTGAACTCTCACCGCTTCCACCGCTATCGACTTGTACAGATTTCATCGTTTTCTGGCGATCCGTTGATGCTTGCTGGGTCGCTTGCTTCGTCTGAACTCCGCGCAATTCTTTATAAGTGGACAGCAATTCGTTAGCCGAATCAAAATCAAACTCTGCATCCGCACGTTTGAATAAATCCAAACGAATCGGCGACGACTTAACCCAATTCACAAACCCATCATCACGAACAACTTGCTCGAAATCAGGATGTGCCTGAGCTAATTTTTGTTGAGTCTGTAGCGCTCTTAATTCTGAAGTTGCCTTTCGGGCTTCAATAATGTCAGGGTGCCTGTCAATCGTATTACGAACTGCCTTTTGTGGGTCTTCATAGAAGTCCACTTCCGGCTCTACCTCTGCAATAGGTTGCTGCCTAGAACTAAGGTTTTGCTTAATCAGTTCATCTGCCAGTTTCCGCACTTCGCCGACTTCTTGCGCTTGGCGTCCAATGACTTTTTCCGCTTCTTGGTGCATCTTCATAACGTCTTCGAGAGACTTATTCCGATAGCGTTCAGGAAGTTCTGGCTTGTCATTTCCAATCGTAGAGTCTAGCTTGGCTTCCTCTGTCTCTAACTCACTAGGCAACTCAGCTTCTTTGTCAATCAACATATTAGGTTTCCTTTTCCTGCCATCTTTTGGTTCCCAGGATAATAAACAGGCCAGTTATCTGGTTATCTGTTCGCTTTTTGCTCCGCAGCGAGTTTTTCTCGGTGCTTTCGATCAAATTGGGCTGCGGCGGTTGGGAATGCTCCCGACCATCCTTCCAATTTGAACGCTGGAGCAGATATCATGCGGTTGGCTAACCCACCGCACTCGCATTGAACTTGAGCCATCTCATAACTGACCAATTTCTCAATACGATGCCCATTTTCACAGGCAAATTCATACATTCGGCGCATTTAAATCCTCATAAGCGTCTGAGCTGACTTGTCGCAAGTTTTTCAGCCATAACAAAATGGAAAGTTCGCCCTTCTTAAATTGTAGACTTTTTTCGTCTTCAATTGCAGAAATATTATTCAACGCTTTTATCATTTCGTCAATGTCATCTACTAAGTCGCCCCATCCAGATGTCGCCATCATGGAGAAGCGGTCTTCATAATATTTTTGCAATTCAGGCGTCATAGGGTACTTATCTGTGATGACGTTAAGCTAGATATATCTGACGAATCTAAGCTAGAGATAGACTCGCTAGTAATCGTCTGCACTTGCTCAGTTACTATCTCAACCCATTGTTCTTGTGACTGACTCCACGACCAATTGCCCTCTGGTTTAGGATCACGAATAACCCAACCAGGTGGATACCACCAGATTACTTCTTTACCTTCAGGAGCTTCAGGAGCATCAGGTACTTCAATCCAGCCTTCTGTGCCATCCGTCTCAGGTTTTGGAATAGAACCGTTTTTAGAGTACATGTGTCACCTATTGAACTGGAAATGCTGCGGTTGGTGGAGTAAACGTAGTGGTATAACGAGCGTAACCTTTAGTAATACGTAAATCATCCATATAACCATTAAAATGATAAGTTGACGTTGTATCTCTAAAATTAACAACAGAGCCAACAGTTAAAGAGTTATCTGTTAAAGAACTGCTAAAAGTATATGTTCCTACACTTGTTCCATCTACATATAGCGTATTTGTTGACCCACTCCGAACAAGAGCAATGTGATACCAAGTATTTGTTGAATAAGATGTTGATGAAGTAATTCTTGTTAGACCATTCATAAACAAATTAATTTTGCTATTTGTGTCAAAAAATACAGTTACCCCTAAAGTTGATACGCCTGAATTTCTAGTATCAAAAATTCCTTGATCTGTTGAAAAAGACGAGGTTCTAACCCAACATTCAATAGTGTAATCTCCGGGAAATGAAAATGATTGTATTGGAGATGATGTGCTACTTGGAGTAATTAAATAATCGCCAGTTCCATCAAAGTACATCGACGTAGTACCAAACTTAGCCTGTGTCGTGCTTACCTGTGCATTGCCTACTGTCTCTAATACGTTCTTAGCAGTAGAGTCAAAGATGCCAGCGTTGGTGTAGTTTAGAAGTGCTTGAGTATTAGTTACTGCGGTATTTAATGAAGTAGCTACTGTTGCACCAGATAATGCTGTTCCTTTGATATAACGAAGATTAGCCAAATAACCAATAAGTATGTTTGTAGCTGTTGAATGAGAATACGTTCCTATTGTTGGAACATATGAAGTATTAGTTAAATTAGTCGTGTTTGACGTTGCTGTTCCAGCAGAACCGTTGCACCAAACAGTAATAGTTCCACTTGTTCTTGAAATAGTAAAATAATTCCAAGCGTTTAATCGTAAAGTAGCCGCACTTGTAATGGCTGTTCCACCACCACTTGCAGTAGTAGTTATTTGAACTACGCTAGAAGGATAGTTTGCCTCAACAACAAAATAGTTTGTACCTGATACAGTTTGTGCCCATATTGTTTGTAATGTGTTTGAGCCTGAATAAATCCATCCATCAACAGTAAAATCACCAGTTCCGGGAGCAAACGCAGCATTAGCCGGAAGGGTAATATAATCCCCTGTACCATCAAAATACCCACTACCACCTACTGTCGTAGTATCGTATGCAGCAGTAGGAGCAAATGGAGAGAAGGCTTGGACGGATGGTGTGCCAACTAAAGTAATTGATAATGGAGAAGCAGAACTATCAACAAAACGATTTGCCTGACAAGTAAGTAAAGAAACAGTTCCAGAACTTACAGTTGTTGTTAATGGGGTTGTACTTGGTGTAAATGCGCTTGTATAAAGAGCACCACCTTTAGTAATACGTACATTACTAATATAGCCAGGGAATGATTGTGTAGCAGTTCCAGCTTCAACACTTATAGTTAAATTTCCCGTTCCGCTTCCAGCAGTTACACTTGCTTGAGTTTTTGTTAAAGCTCCATCTTGAAACATACGAAGATTAGTTCCATCGTATGTAATAGTTAAATTAGTCCACGCATTTAATGGAACAGCCGTTGTTGTTGCATAAACAGTAGACCCAACATAAAAATAGAAATTTCCTGAAGTATCAATTCCCATTTCATATTCAGCAGTAGCACCAGTTCTTTTACTTAATATGCTTCTATACCCTGTACCACCAGTACAAAATGCCCATGCTTCTATAGTCCAAGAACCTGTACTTAAAACAATTGCAGTATTACTTGCTGTATAAATATAATTTCCGCTTGAAAAATTATTACTCCACCCCGTCTGACTAAACGGAGTAAATGTTCCCTGCGTAGTATTACCGTTTCTAGTTATTGGAAAGCCAGTAGCGGTAATAGTTGTGCTAGATACTGTCTGCGATGCGCTTAATGTGTACGTTCCAACACCGCCGGAGCCAGTTAAAAAAGCTGTAACCGTTGTTCCCGCTGTAATTCCAGTTCCAGAAATTCCAGTACCAACAACAATTGTGCCTGACGTTACCGAGGTAACTGTCATAGTTGTTAATGCTACAGAACCAGTAAATACAGCCTGATTAGCAGAATCTAAGAACGTATTATTCTGCGCTCCAGTAGTGCTGCTAGTGTTTAATAGCAGCGTGACACGGTTAAAGAACGCATCCGTAGCAGCAACCGCAGCAGAAACCGCACCTAACAGCATTGACATAATTCCACTCATGTCAGCCTCTTACGTTACGTTGCCAGTTACAACACAAACTGTGCCACTAATAAACAACACAGTAGCTACACCCCTAGTTGCTAACGTCATTGTCGCCTTATCGGTATTTGTTCCAGCAATGTACGCTGTAGTAATCGAGCAAGTAATCGTGATATTGCCAGACGTATTGTTAAAGATAGAAACAATATCGCCAGCAGCAAATGTTGCGTCAGGGATAGTAATTGATCCGCTAGTACCAACACCCACAAACTCACCAATGTCAGTCGTTGCAAGCGAATATGAACTTGTTTTGTCCGATCCTGACTGTGGAACATTCCTATAGCCTAATGTAGAAGCATCAGGAGGCAAAGTATATGTGCTAGTTCCAGCAATAGCAGGAGCGTTTAACGTAGCTGAACCTGACGTAGAGCCAGCTAGTTTCAGGCGAGTTGAGTTAAACGTCTGATCTGCTGTAAACGTTGTTGCTGTGCCAGGAGCCACATAATCCGTACCTGCACTAGCATTAGCTAAAGCACCGCCTGAGTTAGCTTTAAGAATAGCTGTACCGCTAGGAGGAGCCAAATAATCGGTTCCTGCCGTGGCATTTGCTAGTGCCCCACCACTATTAGCTTTCAATAACGCAGTTCCACTAGGAGGAGCTAGATAGTCCGTTCCAGCAGTCGCAGCACTAAACGCTGACGTTCCATTACCCTTCAACACACCTGTCAAGGTTGCGGCACCTGAACCGCCGTTGCCAACTGGCAACGTGCCAACAACTTGAGTGGCAAGATTAACAAAACCTGCAACAGTCTTTAACTGTCCGTTTGTGTCAAATGCTCCGTCAGTTGTCCACGTATCGCCGACAGCTAACGTCACTTTAGCTAATGTGCGTTGCGTCGCATTGTTGTCGTACTTAATAAATACCGTAACCGCTGCGGTGTCACCGTTATAGATCGTAATGTCTTTAATCACACGACGGTTCGTTCCTGTAGGCGCTGGAACGGCAGTGACATCCGTTGAACCATTTAATGCGCCATCGGTTGCGCCTTCAGTGATACCCGTTCCTGAATTATCAGCATACGTTGTAACGAATGTCGGGTTGGTTGTGGCCGCCGATGTGGACATAGCAATCTGAATGCTGATTGCTGTTCCGTCTAAAACTAAAGTCTTCATTTTTACCTCTTAGGATAAGAACCAGGCGTATGCTCCACCGTCACCAGTACCGCCGCCGCCACCTGATGCCGCGATTGTAATCGCACCCGCAGCGTTTGTAATCGTTACATTCGTGCCAGCCGTAAGATTAGCTTTCTCCCACAGGCTAGTTGTCTCGTTATAAATCAGCACTTGACCGTTCGTTGGATTCTGAGCTGACACGTTGTGCAGCTCGTCCATTTCGTAGCCGTTTTGAACGCGCACATAAATCTGGCCATTGCCGTTGTTTGCGCGCTCAATAACACCGATATAAACAAGATGATTTGGTGCGTAAGGTTTTGTCGCTGTTAGTGTGCCAGCCGTTGCGCCCAAATAAACTGTATCGCCAGCGGTGTAAGAGCCAAGATTTAAGCCATCCAATACGCCTTGGCACAAAATCATGCCTGTGCTGCCCGCCGTAATATCTTCGGCGGCTAGGCCAAAGGTCTTGGCTGATGTTGCATCACTAGTGTTGTAGGCTAATTTGACTGATACACGATTGCCTGTAGCGCCAAACATATAAACTGGCTGGCCTTTGGTAATCGTAACTGACTCAGCATTGGTCGCTCTGGCATACATTGTTTGACCAATGTCGGCTGATATAGCTGATGTCAATCCAACCGCTAACGTAGTTTGCGTATCGTTCCAATATAAACGGCCAACCGCATTGGTAACAGTTGGTGTCGTATCAAAATCAATGTAGTTAGCAACACCCAACGAGGCTACGCCAGACATATCGCCAGTATCACTAATCGTTACTGCTGAATTCTGAATCAGTTTGCCGGTAGTCAAATCAAACCGAGCAATCGCGTTATCTGTCGCTGACGATGGGCCAACGACATCACCAGACCCTGACGGTGTACCCCACGATGCGTCAACGCCGTCCGTCGTTAAGAACTTACCTGCGTTACCCGTTTGATCTGGCAAACTTGCTCCACCACCACCGGCGCCGTTGGCGCCTTGGTTGATGATGATCTTCAAACGGTCAGCAATATCCGGCGGCAATACTTCGCCAGCATTAATGCTTCGGCCATTGGACAGTTCAATGATTAGACTGTTGTCAAAATCCAGATAAGCGTTCGTAACAGACACACCATCTTGACCTGCTACACCGTCTTCGCCCTTAGTACCGTCAACACCGTCACGACCGTCGCGTCCATCTTTACCTGCGACACCGTCACGGCCTGGGCGGCCATCAATACCAGGCGCGCCGTCTTGACCATCCTTAATATTGGCGACACGATTTTCAATCGTTGCTGCAACATTCTCAAAACGGTTGTTAATGTCGTTTTCAATCTTCTTTAACGCAGCAACAACCGCTTGGACGTTCTCGCCAATCTTCTTTTTCTGTATTTCTTTGCTCTCACGAATCGATTGCTGAACAGACTCTAATACCTTGAGCTTGTCCTCATCGGTCATCTCATCCAAATTAGGAATTATGCTCATTTAAGTTCAGCCCCCAAGCTATCTAGAAAATCATTCTCTACTTTGCTCAGATTTTCCTGCTTGTTCATCATCTGCATTTCGACAATCTTGGATTTGTTCTTAATATCCGCTTCTTTCAGCATCAATTCAGCGACCTTGACACGCTTGTCGAACTCTTTAGACGCTAAATCAGCCTGATTAGGCAGGTTAGCCGTCAATCCTTGCTGAATCTTGGCTTGTACTTCCAAAGGTTTCAGCTTAGTGTCGATCATTATCTTGGTGGCTTCAGCACGATTCTGTTCAGCTTGCGTCGTATTGACAGCAATCTGCGCTTGCGCTGCTTGCAAGGCCAATTGTTCCTGAACCATCTGCTTTTCTTGTGCCGCTGGGTCAACTTGACCCATCTGATCCAAGCGTTGCATCAATTCACCACGGTTCGACAACGAACTATTGGCAACAATGCCCTTCAAGATAATTGGCAGCACCGGCGTATCAGGGCCAAGGGTTTGCAACAGGCTAATAAACTGCGCTTGCTCGTACTCACGCGCAATAATGCCCAAGGTGGCCGTTGGAACAAAGATCATATCAACCGACGGATAGCGCTCAGGATCGAACTGCATAAAGCGGTACGCTGCTTTGTTGATGAACGGAATCAAAAAGTCTTCTTGGAAGTTCACCAGCGTGCC